AATTGACTACACCATTCCAGTTTAATTGTGCAGTTTACGAGCCTGAACTCGAAGATGCCAATGAATCCACTATGAACTTGGCGACCCGTGTAATACTGGCCGTGCAAAGGAATTGGCAAACAATACAGAACCAGGAATTGCCTGGGACAAGGTTAATCCGTAACATCACACTCGAAACCTTCTACCCACTTGGGACAGTTGATGTCAATAACAAGTCTGAACGATTGCCAGTAGTCGCTGCTGTCTTGAATGTGAACCATATAATAGATTGGAGATTATGCTGCAAACAACAATTAGGAGAATAATGATAATATGAATAGAGGATTTGGATTAGAAGTCGAAACCACCTACGGAGATACCACTGTCGCTCCTTCAAGTTTCGACCCAAGCTTCTGGAACCACGCCGAAAGCGTCGAGTTCAAACTCAACGATGAACCAGTAACAAAATCCGGTTCATCTAGGATGAATAAGCGTGCCAGAGCAGGGATAATGAAACCAACAGGCAGTACAAGTGCTGATGCTGATTTGCAACAGTTGACTTGGTATTTCCTTGGCTTCCTTGACAATTACAAATATACTGCCGGTAGTGGAAACTACCATACCCACGAGTTTTATGGTGGCGAAGGCAAAGAATTACAATCTTTCCGTGCAATGGCCGCGTATGATATGCTGACAAAGTATGTGTATGGGTTACTCTGTGATAAGTTAACCCTTGAAGTAAGTGATGAATCAATGACTGTGGGTGCTGATTGGATTTACAAGACCGAGAAAGCAACCATCAATGGCACATTCACAGAGCCTGATGCCCTTACTAATGAGGACTTGTTCATCATGTTCTATGATGTGAGCCTTAAATTGAATAACTTGCCAGTTAATGGAGTAAGCACCGCATTCTCATTTGAAGGCAATAATAACCATAACGTGGATAGTACAATCGGATTAGGCAGTCGTTATCCGCAGATGAGGGCGAAGGCAGGTAAAAGAGAAAACAGTATCAGCATCACAACCAGCCTGACAAGTGAAACAGTCAGAAGCATCCTTGATGCCGAGTACGGAGAGGTCGATGCTTTACAACCAAGTAGCTGTAAATTGTTGCAGATACCATTAGAGGTTAATATTAATCATTGCGAAGACCCTAACCTTTCCTGCAAGATTGTTTTCCCAAGATGTACCGTCAGAACCGAATACAACGTGTCAAGTGTGGATAGTATAGAAACCACATTAACCCTTGAGAGTCTTGGCTCCAATACTGTAACCTTGGCTGATGGCACAACCGAAGTGGAAACCGATATGTACATCAAGCTTGTGAATAATCAGGAAGCTTTAATCAGTGGATAAAGAATTTAATTTCACTAGCAAATATTTTTAGCACCACCATCATTATTATTGTGTGGTGCTTTTTTTTTAAACAATTTTTAACGATTATAATGGGTGATTAATGCATGAGTAATAAGGATATGATACAAAAACTAACCCTTGGAACCGATGACATCCAAACAGTAAACATTACTTGGGAGGATGAAGAATTAGAGTTCAGATTAAGACCGTTAACCAGTGGCGAACTGTCAAAGCTTCAAGTGATAGAGAAAAAGCCGTTACAGATTAAGGTTAATATGCGTAATGGCAAAAGGGAAGCCGTACAGTCTAATATGAACGATGTGGACATCAATACAGGGGAGTTTACAGAGGCACAATCTGAGGCGATGTACAAGGCAGTAGCATTAAGCATGAGTGTGGATGGTGAAAAAGTAACCACCGATGAAGTAAGGAATATGATCGTGGGGTTACCGGAACTCCTATTCACACAAGTCATCAATGTAAGCCGTTTAAGTGATAATGACTTGACTATGGTGAAACAATTTCGCAAAAACGAATGAAGCCATAGTGCTATACCAATCACATTGTGATGGTCTAAGATTAGTGAGTAATATAAATGAAGGAACACTCTTGCAAAATGCCTTCCTTAACATAATGAGTGCAAAAAAATACTCGTTCCTTAAAGGATTAGACATAAAAGTCAAAGCCCTTGCGGAAGCCAACGGGGTAAAATTCAAGAAGTGAAAAGAAAATGAGCGAATTAATAGAAATAATACTACAAGCCGTGGATAACGCCAGCAGTGTATTCTCATCAGTCACCGACTCGGTCACCGGCATGGCCGATAGTTTATCCGGTACTGCCGACACAGTCAGTTCAGACTTTACGACTATGGAAGAAAACGTTACAGGCTTCCAAACTGCCGTATCCAGTATTGACAGTTCAAGCCTTGATGAACTGGCTAATGAACTCGGAATGAGCACCGAAGAAGTCGAACGCCTGATACAATCAGGAGCACAAATCGGGAGCATACAATTCAACGAGGCCGCGGCCGGTGCTGGAGAATTAGAATCAAGTGTGAGTAGTGCTGATACTGCGGTTGAAGACCTTGGCAGCGACCTCGACATTATCAATAGTAGCATGCTCTTGCAATTATCTGAGCAGGTTGGTCAAGTTGGTGCACAGGCTGAGGGCATGGCTCAAGATATGAATACCGCGGCGATCAGTGTCGGACAATTAGCCACACAGACCGGTATAGCAGAGCCACAAATGGTAAGCCTGATTAATAATATCAGTAATGCTACTTTCCCTAATGATGAAGCCATGATGTACGTTAAAAGCCTTGACCAGATGGGAGTAAGTGCAGAGAACCTTGGCACAAGCGCGACTAATATTGACAGGATTAATGATGCTTTCGGTTTGGGTGCACAGACCACTAACAGTCTTGCTCAGGAATTAGGCGTACTCGGTGTAGATATGAACAACGTAAGTTCATCATTTAATGCATTGGCTTATGCTAACAGCAATACCGTTGGCGGAATGCAGAACTACTACACATTCCTACGGAAATATGATAGCCAGTTTAAGGAATTAGGCTTCGATGTAGACCAGTCAAGTATGATTATCGCGGCCGCTACTCAGAAGTATGGTGGTGGAAGAGCCGCCCTTAGTGGATTAAGCAGTGCCCTTGAAGAATGTGATGGAGACACACGGAAACTGGAACAAGCCCTTGGAATGCAAGCAGGAAGCCTCGACCATGCAAGCGAAATAACCGGCCAATACGAAGGACAATTACAACAATTAGCAGATGAAGAGGCAGAGCATAAGACATTGACCGACCAACTCGGAGCGGCTTGGGAGGATGTAAGCCTAAGCCTATCCGGTGTCTTATCACCATTAGGCAGTTTCGTTGGATTGATTGGCAGTGCAGGAAGCTTCGCATTACAAATCAATGGATTAAAAACCTTGACTGATACCATGAAAGGCTTCAACATCCAACAGACTATTACTAATGCATTGGAAGGTGAAGGTGCGATAGCAAGAGTAGCAAGTGCCCTTGGTATTACTACCGAAGCCGCGGCCGCAGAGGGTGCAACAGTAGCATTCGGTGGTTTAGCCATAGCCGAAGATGCTGCATTATGGCCGATACTTGCAATAGCTGCTGCAATCGCCGCCTTAATCGTGATCGTGTATGAAGTTGGTAAGGCTTTCGGCTGGTGGGATGATGTCGGCGGAATGCTTGATGCTATAAGTGCCGGTCTTAACAGACTCTGGGAGGCCTTTATTAACAATCCTGATGTTCAAGCATTCATACAGGCGATGAATGATGCATGGACCGCCTTATCTGGTGCGGTTCAACCCGCCATAGATGCAGTATTAAGTTTCTTCGGTGTGAACCTAGGCGGAAACTTCGATATAGTAAGAGCCTTGATTGATGCGATAGGCTTCGCATGGAATGCTATCACTGCTCCGATAAGATTAGTGATTGGTCTGATTTGGCAAGTGATAAGCGTATTCCAATCACTCGTTAGTGGTCAGATAAGCCTCCAACAAGCCATTATACTTATTTGGGGTGCGATTACTGGTTTCTGGAGCACAATCCTAAACAGAATAGCAGGCCTCCTGCTCTCCGTATTCAGTAGGATGGTGAATAATGCCAAGCAGAAAGCACAAGCCATCGTAACCGGAGTAATCACCTACATAACAACACTACCCGGCAAGATGACTACCCAGTTATTAAAAGGAGTTACCAGTATAGTGAATGCTGGTGGCAAGTGGGTAAGCCATGCAAAGACCGAAGCCGGCAAAGTGGTAAGTGGTGTGAATGATAAGTTATCAGGTATCGGCGGCAGCATCACCAGTGCTTTAAGTGGTGTGGTGAATGCATTCACCAAGCCATTCAAAGACGCGTATAGTGCAGTCGCTGACTGGGTAGGTAAAATCAAAAGGAAGGCTAGTGAAGTTCCTGTGATTGGTGGTGCTTTTGGTGGTGAGGACCTCCCATTGGGTGGTGCTTATGGTGGCGAAGACCTAACCAGCACCCAGGTGAAGAGTATTGAGAAGATGGAAATCCACACCACCAATGATGTTAATCTTAATCTGG